AGGCGGCGCGTTGGCAGGCGAGGCTCGCGGCGGCGGTGATGCTCACGGCAGCGCCGCCACGTTCAGCCCAGCCGCCAGGCCGGTCAGGTAGTCGGGCACCTCGCTGATGAACGCGGGCCGCATGAACGGGTGCGCCTTCGTGCCGTGATGCTTGATGTGGTAGGCCAGCCGCCACGGGTCGATGCCGTGCATCAACGCCCACGGGGTGATCGCGTCGACCGGGGGCATGTGCGGCCGGGTGCCGAACTCGACATAGGCGGCATACCCCGCGTCGGCCCTGACCTCCGACACGAACTCCAACCGGCTCGTCTCGGGGAAGTCGGGGTGGATGTTCGCCTTCAGGAACCCGTCGACGCCGACCGGCGCGAGCGCCTTCGCCTTCGCGGTGATGCCCAGCGCGGCGGACAGGCCGTGGCGTTTCACCTCGTTGTAGGCGTGGTCGCCGTACCGCTCGAAGGCTTGCATCGCCTCGTCGACGCCGCGCACCTCGATGCTGACCTTAAGGGTGCCGCTGCTCACTCGCCCTCCAAGCAGGTCAGGTCGAGCCAGCGAGTCACCATGTCGCGCTGGATGATCCGCTGGATCACCCACGTCTGGCCGTTCCACTGGACTCGCATGGTGTGGTCGACCGTGAAGCTGGGGTAGCGGATCGTGACGAGTATCTGCGTCCGGGCGCGGAGGCCTCCCGCCGTGTTCACTTCGCTGTTGCCAGCGCCCTTCTGCGGCGTCACCGCGGCCCACACGGTGCCTACCACCACCGGGGTACGCACAGCGCCTCCTAGCCCGTCTGGCGCGGCTGTGCTGGACAGGATCGTGACGCGGTGGCGGAGCGAACCAGCGGCGTCCATCAGAGGCCGAGCTTCCGCTTCGTGGAGAGGAGCTTGGTGAGCGACGCTTCCATCTCCCCGTCGACGATGCGCTGGTACATGCCCGACTCGTAGTAGAGGCCGCGGTTCTCGTACCAGTGGCCGCACAGCATCTTGACCGCGCGGGTGAAACTGCTCGGGATGGTGTCCGCCGTCGCGCCGTACCCGCACACGCAGGTGATCGTCAACGCGCCGAACTGCTCATCCGACAGCGGCGGGATGGCGTAGGGGTCGAAGATGATCATGCCCTCCGGCTCGACGCGGGTGTTCGTCGTGTCGTAGGTGACGTCCTGACCGCCGAGGCGGTACGTGAACGCGCTGATCGACTGGACAGGCGCGACGGGGAACTGGACGTGCGGCTGGTGCCGCAGCCACAGGCCGGTGCGGATCATCTTGTCCTGGTACCGCTCGGGCAGCGCCAGGTCGGGGTCGCCGGGAGTGATGATCCCCGGGTTCTTCCAGTGCAGGTCGAGCACCCACTTGACGGTCTGCGTGACCAAGCGCCGGCCGGTGCGCTCCTCGACCCACTGCCGCGCGTCGGTGACCATGCTCGCGATCTCCGCGTCCTCCGCCGTCGAGTCGACGCGCAGGAACGCCTTGATCGAGGCGAGGTCAACCGGCTCTACGCTCGGCTGTACGACGGTGGTGATGCTCGCCATGCTCTCGCCTCCTCAGATACCAGTGAGGGCCGGCCGGAGCGTCCCCGACCGGCCCTCGGTTCTCCACCCTTCGCAGGGTCTTAGACGTGCGCGCTCTTGAGGCGGGACAGAGCCTCGCCGCGGATCACGCCACCGCCGACGCGGCGGTGCACCTTGAAGCCGACCAGGCCCGACTCGGCGTACAGCTCGTTCAGCCGCTGCACCGTCATGCCCAGCCTGTCCAGCACCAGGTAGCCCGCCTTGAAGTCACCGAACACGACCGGGAACTTCGTCGCCGTCGCGGTCGGGAACTGGTCTACCGCCATCGACTGCGTGACGGGGTAGCCGTTGAACGTGTCGGGCTGCCGCTCGATCACGCCGCCGAACACGCCGCCCTGCGACCACAGGTAGCGGTTGTCCGCGTCCTTCAGGCGGCGCATCTTGCTCGCCGTCTGCCGGTGCACGAGGTAGCTCGCGTTGCGAGCGTACTGCGGCTTCAGGTTGTACTCCAGCTCGATGAACTCGTCCAGGTCGACGGTGCCGTCCGTGTGCACGGACGTCAGGTCGACCGGCACGGTGCCGTCGAAACCGGTGATCGCCGCCGCGTTCATGCCCAGCGGCTGCAGCGAGCCGTGGCCGGGGCCAGCCGCGAACGCGGCCTCCTCGGCGTTGGCGATGGCGATGCCGAACGAGCTTGCGACGTACGACTCCAGAGCGAAGTCGGCGTCCATCAGCTCGTCCTCACCGATCTTGCTCAGACCGTAGAGGTCTTCGACGTACATGTACGCCTCGCTCGGCACACCGCTCGACGCGGTGATCGTGCCGCTGACCTCGATCTTGCCCCAGCCGACCGACAGCTCGGTGATCGAGCGTGCGCGGAGGCGATCCTTCGTGGTCTGCCGGTTCCCGCACAGAGCACGGATCACGTTCAGCTGCGGCAGGACGCGGTAGAGCTCGGCGTCCAGGTCGAACATCACGATCAGCTCACCGGTCGCGTCCTCGACCAGGTTCTTCCGCTCGGCGGCGTCCATCTCCTGCGCGCCGTAGCGCATCCAGTTCAGGAACGCCTTGCGGTGGTCGCGGGCCTGCTCCGCGGTGACCTCTCGGCCGGCGCGGCGCGTGTAGACCTGCGCGGCCTTCTCGTCCATCTCGGTGACGCCGTTGCCGCGCTCGCCCTCGACCTTGCTCTTGGCCTCGGTGAGCAGCTTCTCGATCCGCTCGTCGGCTTCCTCGAAGCGCTTGTCCATCGCGGCGATCTGAGCCTTCGTCTCCTCCAGCTCCTTGCCGTACTTCTCGCGCTCCTCGGCGGCCTGCTTGTCCTTGTCGCGCATCATGCCGAGGAGCTTCTGCGACTCCTCGACGAGTGCCTTGATTTCGGGGTCCACCTTGTTACCTCTCGCTCAGGACTGTTTCCATTCGCCGTCGCAGGTCTGCGATGGCGGCTCGCTCCTCACGAGTGACCTGGGCGGTCGGCTCGGGGGTGGGTGCCGCGGCTCCTGAGAGTGCGGCCTTGACCTCTGCCAACAGTGAGGCAAGCTCGGCTGTTTGCGGGTCGAAGCTTTTGCCTTGCGCCCCCGCGGCGACGTTGTCGGGGACGGGGTGGCCGATGGTGTGGTAGGCGGTCACCAGCTTGAGGTACGCGGTGTGCTTCGCCTCGGGGCTGGCCGACACCTGGTCGATCCGGCTCGCCGCGGCGCTGACGCCGCCCGGGTCGGGCGTGGTGTACGACTTGCCGGGGTCTGCTATGGGCAGGCCGTAGCGTTCTTTCGCGGTGTCGAACGCCTCTCCCCGGTCAAGAATGCACGCCGCCATCCACTCGTGGTCGGTGTACCGGCTCGCCGAGCCGTCCCACTTGTGCTCGATGGCGGCGCGAATCTCGGTGAGCAGGTCGAGGATCATCTGTTCGCGCATCCCGCTCTTGACGCCGCCGATGGTCGCCAGGTCGTTCGCCGGGAACGTCACCTGGCTGCCCTCCCACAGGCGTAGCTCGTGGAGGTGGCGGCGACCGTCGCTGTCCTTCGAGTCCTTCAGCGTCGTGAAGCCGATGCTCTGGCCCTTGCACGCCTTCGCCTGGGCCAGGTCGTACGCCTCCCGTGCGCGCTGCACCGACAGGACGTACCGGAACTCCGTCCGCAAGCCGTAGCTGTCGCGCGGGTCGAGCTTGGTGTAGACACCGATCGGCTCGTCGCTGTAGTGCTGCCACAAGAAGGGCAGCGGGTTCTCCGCCGACCGCTCCGCGCAGGTCTTGACGAACGCGCCCTCATCGACCACGTCGCCGTAGGAGTCCTCGTTGCCGTAGACCGACAGGTAGCCGACGCCGCGGCCCTTCTCGTCGAGATCCTTGATCTCACACGCGAACGTGACCCGTTCCAGGTTGCGGCCGTCCGGGGCCTTGATCTCCGTCTGCTCGACCGCTGTGCGGAACTCGCGCAACAACCTACCTCACACGCTGAACGTCAACCCCATCGTTGCACTCCGACACGAGCCGTGTACCAACCCGCGTCACGCATGGGCGGTGACCTGCTCCTGCGTAGCGACGATCCCAGAGGAGACCGTCCACGCGTCTCCGCCGTTGTTGTCGTACTGCAAGTCCCACCGCAGGAAGGCGGGCGCGGGGAACGCGCCGGTCTGCGCCGGGGAGAACCGGACGTTCGCCTGGCCGAGCGTCCCACCGCTCTGCGTGAGCAGCGTGATGCCCTGGCCTATCGTCAGCTGGCACAGGCCCGGGTCGGCGTCACTCGGCCGCTGCTTCACCGTCAAGTAGAGACTCGCGCCGGTCAGGTCGATCGGAGCGCCCGACACCTGGTCGGTGACGGTGACCGGGAACTCGTACGTGTCGCCCTGCGTGATCGTGAGAGTGCTCATCGGCTATTCGCTCCTTCGGGGTCTCCCACTGAGGCTACCGCGCCGCCGACGCCTACAGAGGCCCCGCGCTCTGTCGGCGCTCCTATCGCGCCCGCCGCGCCGCCCACGCCGACCGTACCCTCGCGCAGCGTCGGAGAGCCAACCGCGCCGACCGGAACGACGACGATCTGCACGCCGGTACCGAGGCTCGCGCCGTACACCCGCGTCACCGAGGACACGCGGCCGGCGAGCAGACTCGCCGCGCCCGCGGGGGTGACGTTCGCGCCGTACGCCCGCCCCCCGCTCGCTACCTTCCCGACCGGGAAGCTGACGGGGCCGGGTGTCAGGTTCGCGCCGAACACGGTCGGCGACGACGAGACGAGCCCCACGAGGAGCGGCACCGCCCCAGCGCCTGACAGGTTCGCGCCGAACGGGGTCGAGCTGGTCGAGACGTGGCCGGCGCGTAGAGGCGCAGCGCCGCTCGCTGCCAGGTTCGCACCGAACGGGGATGCCGTGGAGGAGACGTGGCCGACGCGGAACGTGACCGCTCCGCTGCCAGACAGGTTGACGCCGTACTCGGCGCTCGCGCTGACTACCTTCCCGGCCGCGAGCGGCACCGCGCCAGCGCCCGCCAGCGTGACGCCGAACACCGCCGCTCCGCTCGAGACTTTGCCGGGGGCGAGCGTCCCCGCGGCCACCAGGTCGACGCCGAACACCTGACCGCCGCTGGGCACCTTCCCTACGGGGAGCGGCGCGCCGGTGGGCAGCGGGCGCAGCTTCACGCCGTACGGCTGTCCCGTCCCGGCGACCTTGCCCGCGGCGAGGGGTACCGCCCCGGCCCCTGCGATGTTCGCGCCGAACGTGGCGGCGGTGCCGGTGACCTTGCCGGCCGAGAGTGTCGCCGCGCCCGCCCCTGTGAGGTTCGCGCCGAACGGGGCTGCGGTGCTTGTCACCTTCCCCGGCATCAGCGCGCCCGCGATGACGAGGTTCGCGCCGAACACCTGCGCGCTTGTCGGTACGTGGTTGACGAGCAGCGGCGCGGCTCCGCCCACCGCGAGGTTCGCAGCGCGCGCCAGGCTCATCGAGGGGGCCTTCCCGACCGGCTGCGTGGCGGCTCCCGACCCGGCGAGGTTCGCGCCGAACACCTGGACGCCGCTGGTGATCTTCCCGACTGGTAGGGCGACCGCGCTGCTACCGGCGAGGTTCGCGCCGAACGCCGCCCCGCTCGACGCGACGTGGCCTACGGGGAGCGGCGTCGGCGCGGCCACCAGGTCTGCGCCATACACCGCCTGGCCCGTCGTGACGTGACCGACGAGCAGCGATGCCGCTCCGGCCCCCGCCAGGTTCGCGCCGAACGTCTGCACGCTGGTAGCGACCTTCCCGACCGGGAACGTGGCGGCACCCGACCCGGCGATGTTCGCGCCGAACACCTGGACGCTGGTCGCGACCTTCCCGACCAGGAGCGTCTGCGGGCTGCCGCCCGCCGCCTGCGCGATGCCAAGGACGCCCATCACCGTCGCTACGCTCGACGTCGTCGTCCATGTCGCCGTGTCCGTCCCCGCCGAGGAGGTGATACCCGTCTGCGCGAGCAGGGCACACGCCTGCGAGCCGGTCGACTTGTCCTCGGTGTAGGTGGTGGTGAAGCCGCCCGTCAAGTCGGCGGTGTCTGTACCACCACCGTTCTTGCCAATCGCGGCGAGGAGGAGCACGTCGGCGGCGACCGTCGTGATCGCCTGCGCGTGAGTCGTCGCGGAGGCGGTCGTGCCCTCGCCGTGCGAGTCGATGGCCGACGTGTCATGCCCCGAGAACTCGAACACGTGGCAGGAGATGTCCGCCGCGACGCCCTGCGCGATGCTGATCGTCCCCGGCGCAGCGGGGGCGAGGCAGTACCACCACTGGCCGTGCCGCGATCCGGCAGTCTTCGCTGGCGTCGACGACCATGTGTTGCCGCCCGTGTCGGTGAAACTCGTGACGGCTGCCTGCCTCGACACGACATACACCGCCAGGCCGTTCCCGGCTGTCGCCAGCGAATAGGCGAACGACAGCGGGTCAGACGCGCCCGCGTTGACGTGGCCCTCGTCATGTACGAGCGTGACAGACACGCCCTATACCTCTAGATGTCGTAGATGCCGCTGGCGTCCCACGAGACGGTGATGTCCGACCCGTTGGTCGCCAGGGACAGCGCGACTGCGCTCTGATCCTGGTCGATGTGCGCGACCAGCGGAGAAGTCGCGTCAGACCCGGTGTCCTTGTAGACGAGGATGCCGGTGATCGTATGCCCCGCAGCGACGGCGGTGATCGTCTCGTTCGCCGCGCCCGCGGTGCCGTTCACGTCCGTCTTGGTGCCGATGTTGCCAGACCGGGC